GTAGATGGGACTAGTCCAACCTGCAATCTTCATGTGCATTACCATTTCTTCATTAGTAGCAAGTATACCATCTACGAACGAGTCCAACATTTTTTCATAATGTCCCATCCACTTAGACATGCCCCAAACATGAACAAAATCATCAGGATCAATGGACTGAGCAAGACAACGAACATAAATCCGAGGCCTGAGAGTCGGGTCGATCTGCTGAAGAATATAGGGTAAAGACTCAATGCCTGGCTGAAACATATCTTCAAAGTAGATAACATCTTCATTGTTTAGTTCTCCTGCTTTCATCATACGGATCAAGTTCATCAATTGACTCATACCGAAGTATGTGCGTCCATGGGCATCTAATACTTGACCTGTTACAATTGCTTGGTCATTACCTAGTGTTTCGCCGGGTACTACAACATAGTTGATGCCTCTACGATCAAAGACACTAGTATTCCAGTCTTGTAATTGTAGAGTATACCTTGCTTTGTAGGGCTCAAGCCCCATGTAATAGAGTTTACGCATTATGGACGAGCGTTTTCTTGCCACTGATCTCTCGCAACTTTACCAGTTGCGTATTTTGTATATTGACGATAGACATAACTACGTTGATCGTAAAGTTCTGCTTCGTTGTACTTGTAACCAAAATCCACACAAAATCCTAGATAGTTTTCTAGGTCCTCAAAGATTTGAGTTACACGCGGGTTTGATTGAAAAGTTTGTTTTGCCATTATATATTCCTTTTAAATAGCGAGGTTGGTTAAAGGTTGAGTTTTATTATAAGAAATCGTAGCACCATTCTCATTGTCCTCAGAGACACTAATAATGATATTACGATCTGGATACCGAGTTGCAATAACCTCATAAAGGTCATCAGCCATCATTTCACAACTTTTGTAATCCAATGCAAGAATGTTTTGAGAATATTGCTTCTCTAACCATCGTTTGAATTGAATAAACTCAATATCCCGGTTGGTGTGAAATACTTCAATCGTCACTTCAAAATGAAATATGTGACGATGCAAAGTTGCTAAAAAGCTAACATCATACTCATCACCTGTAGCAAGTGCCGGGTCTGTTGCTGCTGCTGGGTACTTATGAATACCTTCTTTTTGAAAACGCACAAAGATTGTGCGAATTGCTTTATCTTTAATCCGTTGACGTTTTTCAATTGTTGCTTGTTCTTGCTGGTTCATTATCTATCATCCTCAAAGTCAATACGTTCATGATCTTCAATCCATTGAAGATGTTCATATTTTCTTAATGTAGAGTATACATCAAGTCTGCTTATTGTCATATCTTTAAGGGTATCTTTATCAAACTTTGTGTCCGATTCCGCTAATAAGATTTTCTTATCAAGGTCCTTGAGTTGTTGTTCTAATCTTGCAATTCGTTCTCTATACATATTATTACTCCAAAACTAATGACATAGCGTCATCGCTATCTTCTATTTCTTCCTCTGATTCTTCATCTATTGAAAACAATTCATTAAACATAGTCATAGCATTTTCAGTTTTCTTTCCGCTAATACCTTGGCTACCTGATTGAAATTGTTTCCAATAACTACTATGATAATCAATCAAATCTAATGATTCTTGTTTGGTTTTCTTACTAAAGATTTCATCAACTAATGTTGTGAAAAATCTATCACCCTCAAACTTATGCACTAACATCTTTGGAACTACCCCTTGTTCATACTGACGATTTGCCTCTTGTACTGCATTCATATGCATCCAAACATTGTGACTTTGAATCAATGTATAACTTAATGTATCCCAACTTGTTTTGGTTTCTTTACCGTGCTGTCCTAGAAAACCTACTCCACGATAACACATATCTTTCATAACTAATGCATCGGTTACTGGACTATCGGTAAACAATTTATGTATCCCGTCTGCTAATACAGCATCACGATACTTGCGAGTATCACTAGCATAACTTTTCTTCTCCGCAGTCTTTTCCATACTATATGACCACTTTTTATTATGCTCAATGTTTGTATTGAAATAAGCAAGACCTTTAGCAGCACTAAAGAATGGACTAGCACAATCAAACGTAATTTGTAGTTTGGGATTGTGATACTTACGTATTGCTTTTTGTATATCAGTAAACAATACAGCATACTCTAAAATACTTGTTCCCAAACAGTGAATCAAATCATGCTTATCTTCACGTAATAATCCATCATGGATGATACCAACTAATCTACGCAACATCAAATGAATATCAATTTTGTTTTGTCCACCGAACGCCCAACCATTGAAATGATTATCAGGATAGATGTTTGGATCACAATACTTTTTCATTTCTTCATACCAATCATCACTTTGAGTATGATTACGACCCTGCAATACATTTAAGAACTTGCATTTCCCTGAACGGTTATTTAGAAAGTATTCGTTATTAATATGTGTAGCAGATATTGCTTCTTCAATAGTACTGATACCATGCAAGCTATTACCATTCTTATCTTTCATGCCGAACGTAGTTAGTGATTGACTTGGGATATCTAAACACATACCATAATCCATGTATTTGTCCATCCATGCCAATACTGCTTTGCGTTTCTTCATAGCACGTGGGCAGTTAGGATCCTTCCAATCAGCTGGCCATTGACCTTTTAATATCTGAAATCCACCACTGTCACCCAACATGAAGGTACCTTCTTCACGTTCACGAATGATTGATTCACTTGGATCATCAACTGTAGTATCTAAGTTAGCATGACCAGCACTGTATAGTCCCCACTTGTAATAGTAAAGACCTTCACGACTATTAAGAAAGTTTAATTTTTCAACATCACCATTAAAACTGGCAGGGATACGTGCTTGGTCAAAATAATTCTGACCCTTGCGTTGCTTACCCAAGCCAGCAATATAAAAACTACTGACTGCGGGTAAAAACAATGCCCACTCTGGGTTATGTTTTGCTGATAGATTATCTTGTTTCAAACGGTTACTTCTTTCTTAATCAAGATTTTAACCATTTCTAGTTGTTCTTGCTTTTGCATAATAGTATCTATCAAGTCTTTGATAGTAGAATTAGTTTCGGCTAGTGCTTTTAATTCAAGTTCTTCTCTCATTTTTTTTTCTGCCCAATCAAGCAATTCTTCTGCATAAGGTGTCAATCCTAACCTAGGATTGTTCACATTAAGTGGACGCCACATATTACCATCATACACTTCCATAGTTTGAGTATTAGTATTGAATCTTAGATTGCCTACACCTTGTGCTCCGCTTTGGTTAACAATGTGATTGGACCCCGTACTGTAGTTTACCTCTACATATTTACCTATACTAGTAATACTTGTTATCATTTCTTATTTGCTGGAAGTAAGTAAACATAAGTTGCGATACCACTATCAACTGTAATTTCAGTCGCACCTTGTTCGCTAATCTTAACTTTCTTGTCACCAACTAAGTCCATGATAGCCAAGAATTCTTTAACGGGCCAACGATGTGTGCCAGCTAGTGTTCCAGTAACTGGCGTATTGAATACAAAGTTACCACTGTGAGTTGATGCATCACCAAAGTATACTTTCAAATCACTGCCATCAGTTTTGAATATAAAATGTTCTTCTTCGCTATTAGCCTGTGATTGTTTCTTTAGACGTTGAATACCAGCCACTGTGGGTTCAAATTCAACATTCCACTTAGCACCCTTGAATGATACACTCTTAACTTTTTCATCAACTACGCTTTTAAGCATAAGACGATAATCGTTAATGAAGTCACCAGTCTTTGTTTCAAAATGAATAGTAGACGGAACATCTACACCATCACGCTGAGTTCTAATAACATTGATTTTAGATTTTTCATCATAATCATCAAACCCAATAATTGTTTTGAGTTTGTTCAAGTTAGGCATACCAAATACACCGATAAAGTCGGCAATTGGATCTTTGAATATACCACTGATGATAACGCTTTTATTCTCTGCTACAGCATTGATTGCTGTTTCAGTATCCGTACCAGTAACTTTAATAAGTTCAATAGTGCCAAGACCAAGAGTATGGTCAATTAAGTCTTTTAAATAATCTTTCATTTTGTTTCCTTTGTTTAAAATATTTAGGAGTTCCTATCACGTATTATAGTGGAATATAATGTGATAGTCAACACCAGTTTAACCGAATGTGAATAAGTCATCAAATGTTGAATTTGTATTGATGTTTGACTTGATATCCCAATCTAATACCCCGATCAAGTTATCAATCTTTTCATCTACCAATGTTGATTCCATTAGTAAGTCATCAAATGGCAAGTCTTTGAACCACTGTGGTAATCGTAGTTCATCAACTGGATATGCAATACTAGTAAAACCCAATGCATTGTCTTTAAGTTTACACACTACAATTTTCATACCATCTATAATCTTTTGACTATAGTTATCACCATATACTCTGCGTAGATAGTTCCAGTTAATTGCTGCTCGGGCATGACCAACACCACACTTACCAGTTTTTTCAAACACAAGAGTATGTTTGGTCAAGTTATTAACTGATTTAGGAGAACCTTTTGTCCAACTGTCCTGAGCACCCAAAATGCGCTTGAACTCTTTAACCCGTTCAATCACATCTTCACGACCCTTACCCTGTTGAATAACCATCTGTAGTACATCCATCAAGAATTCTTGAATATACTTAGGAGTATCAGCACGTTTCAAGTCAAGACCCATTGCTTTGATATCACCCATCTTACCTTCTTTATCCTTACGCTTACCTTCCTTATCAAAGATATTGATAGCATAGCGTTTCTTTGTGATAAAGATAGCACGATCACCAATCAATTCACGACCAGCTTTGATGATAGCTCCATTCTTTCTTGGAGCATGAAATGCACGTTCCATGAATGACGGGAAACTTTCATTAGCTTGGTCAGCAATACTGTCATACAACCCGATACAAGTTTCTTTATTCCAATCTAATTCACCGTTTGCTATTTGCGACTTGAGAATAGGATATGCAGTAAAGTAACAACTGTCAGTATCACCGTACACGATAGCATTGCCATCATGTGCATATTCACCTGCGATTGTTTCATTGATGGTACTCATCATATGCTTAACAATTTGACGACCGCTTAGTGTAACACTTTGACCGATACGTTTGTCATAGAATCTACAATGTTCGTTCAATAGTGCGCCATATGCAGAGTTCAACAAAATCTTACGCACAAGCTGACGCTTATCATAATATTCATATTGATCAGTGCCATATGCTGATTTAGCTTTGGCTTGCATTTCTTTACGTTCACTATACCAGCGAGTAAGTAGTCCTGGAACAACACCCTCTTTTTCGTAAGTAAATATTGTACCGTTAGCACTTAGCATCCAAGGCTTGTGACTATCAAAGATCAACTTCCAAATCTCGGCTGCACTCATTTCTACCGACCTGCCATCTTCATAGTCTAATGTCAACATAGTGCCGCGTTCTTGATTCATAATAGCTGTATATTCTAATACGCTAAACAAGTTTTCCCATAGAATAGCACCAGTAACGTCCTCATCACCTTCTTTGAAACGTTTTTTAAGGCTAGCAAGTTGCTTACCTTTGTCGTCCATGTACTTGTCAGTTAATGTCTGTCTGACCTGACCAATGATGGTTTCACCTGCCATGTTGAGGGCACGAATAACCGAGGGATAGAGCGAGTTAAGGTCAACTGCTCCGACATATTCGTGCATACCTCTTTTCGGCGTAGCAACGAAGGCACCTGCCGCTGGAGTTGTTTCTTCTGCATTTTCATTCCTTCTTTTTTTATCCGGGACTACTAAACCGCGTTCATGCGCTTCATTGAAAATAGCCATTTCAATCATAGCTACAGAACCCATTACTGTTGGCAGTAATACTGTATTCTCATGTGCCAGCTGGTTAGCTAGTTCTAAGAATTTGAGTTTGTTGTGAATTTTCACCAACAACATGGTATCTTGCCTATTATATTCAATAAACTTCTTAAAGTCTTTGTTATACAACTGGTCAAGCGTACCTTCATATTGAGTTTTGTTTTCCCCTACTTCCATCTCACCAATCGCATCTAACTTGTAGCTGTGACGGGATTCATAGTTATATTTCTTGTAGAGTTGTAAGTAGTCCAAGTGAATACGACCAACCAAGTCATATGTTTGTTCTTCTTTGCCGAACCGTTCATATGTGCGGGGTTTAGGAAGTTGACCCATCAAGCAAAACTTGCGTGTGTCATCTTTACTCATTACTCGTGTGACGCGATTAACCATGTAAGGTATGTCATACCCTTCACTGTTCCAGCCAGTCATTACATCACTATCTTCAATGAGTTGAAAGAAAACATCAAACATATCCTTCTCATTGGTGAAAAGCATACAGTTTTCAAACTCATTGCAAATTTCTTGTGCTGTTTCAGGCGACATATGCTTGGGGGCAATGACCAATGTAACCAATGTATCTTGCCAATCCAAATATAATGAAATAGCAGTTACAGGATTGAATGGGTCACTAGTAGGACTGAAACCCTTCTCAGGATCAAAGTCTACTTCAATGTCAAAGAAACAAGTATGAAGTTTAG